TTAATATGTCTTTTAACTTTGCTTCATCAGAAACCGTAAACTCTTTTATCTTGTACGTCTTTTTATTTTTTAACTTTATCTCCATTTTATCATCCTCTTTTTGTTTATTATTTAGCAAGCAACTTCAAATAATGCTGTGCTAGAACCTACACCAGCACCTACAGCTTTTACTGATACGTCTAAGCCCATCATATCGCCTTCACTAAAAGCTACACTCGTCATTACAGAACTAGCAAATTTAAATTCAAATTCACCGTCTGATGGCGTAGTATCCGTTGCCATTAATGTAGCACCTTCAGATGCACCTCTTGATTGATCGTGAAAGTTCTCGAACATAACATCAGTATTAGCGTCATACTTAATATTAAAGTCAGCGGAAGCCATAATCTCCCCAACTCTAGCAACACTTTCATATCCTGTTGTGCAAGGACCTGCAAAAACAATATCGTTCTCAATGTTTAAAGTAAACGAATTTACCAAACAATTTGCAATACCAGCAACTATTCTGTCATCTGCATCCCAAGCACTCATAAAATAATTATTAGAGCTAATTGCAGTATCTGCCGCAATATCGGCTTGTGTCAAATCAGAAGGCACGCTACCTGTTTTAAAGGTTGCACTAAACTTAACTCTTCCACCTTCCGTTCCCGCATCACCATTAAATGATAAAGCTGTACAGAAACAATCTTTAAAAGCTAAACTGTTTCCAGAAGAGGGGGAGCTGTATATAATAGATAATATTTGATTATCTGTTTGATTTGCAGTTGCTGTTGTGAATGTCTGAGAGCCAGCACTAGAAGCTATAGAATAAGGAGAACTTGTGTCTCCTGTTATATTATTAAGTAATAAATCCATTACCTCTAATGTTGCTGTACCACTTACACTAATTTCAGAAACCTTAACAAGATTATCTTGAAAAAAGTCAGTAGCCTGTAAGATTCTACTCCCATTTCTTACATCAACAACTTGATTTACGTTTAAAGATGGAGTACCGATTGAATCCACATCTACTGCCAAATAAGGGTTAGCATCGTTTGTTCCCCCGCCAGTATCTGCGAGATTTAATGTACCAAAGTCATCTTGCTCTGCAATTAAAAATGAAAACTGCTTTGGTGAAAAAGCATTTGCATCAATAGCCATTATTTATCTCCTTTAGGGTTACTACCCTTTGTTTTTTTACTTGTTTTAACTTCTTCTACATATTCAACAGCAGATTTTGGAACTTTGTCTACTTTAACCTGCTTGCCCGAATTTATTTCATCTATCAAAGTAAGACAATGACCTGCACTCATAAACACTATATTATTAGGTACTGGCTTGTCTTTGCTTTTTAATTTAATTTTCATATTTGCTCCTAATCTAAATTACCTAAATGTTGACACTTGTATTCCCATTGAACCACATAAACCCCCGATTCTTCGTCTGGATTTAACTCTGTTGTTTCAAACCTACAATTAAACGCACTTGAATTATCGGCAAGCGTCATTGTTATATTATCGTGTATTAGTGCTTCAATTCTTGATACATATCTTAAAACGTGATCTAATGCTGTCTTCTTTAGATTATGTTCAGCAAAATAATAGAATACGCTTATAGTAAACTCTCTAGTTTCTCCATTAACTGAGTATTCTGTTAACTCACTAGCTATAGGGTCTAGGCGTAAATATTGAGTTCCTTCACTACCTTCATCCCCTATATAGACAGGTAATGCTCCTTTAAATTCATTACGAAGAATATTTCTTAATTTGTCAAGAATGTTCTTCCAATTATTTGTAAATGTTCCTCCTGATACTAGACTAGGCATTATTTATAGTACCTTCTAGCAGGTGTTCCTGTTCTAGTTAATTTAATACTTTTCATATCTGAGCTGTCAACATACTCTTGTCTTCCTGTAACTTCTATTTCCCACTCGTCATTAGCGGCTGCTTGTGTCGTGTCTGTATCGCCTGCGAATCTAATTTGTAAGCCACCTGCTACTGTTTGAAAGTCGCCATTTATTATTTCCTCTGTGACAACTTGATTGCTTTTAAGAGAATCTCCGTCTTTTGTGTATACATTATATGTAGCAGTCCCTAAAACACCCCCTGTGCCTATCTTTACTTTAATCAAGTCCCAAGTGCCACTATAGTTTCCTCGTGTGTCTACAGGTCTTATTTTACCCGATGTATAAGTTATATCTCTTATTAGCCCTTGAGAAGCATCTGATGTGTTTTGCCAAGACAATGCAGCCTTACCTTCATTTAATAATTCTATATTTCTTTCGGCTTCTTCCATAAAAGATTGTGCTATTGGAGAGCTATGGTCTTTGGTCTTCATCATAAAACAAGCAGCAATCAAGCCAACTGACCTTACTACCATATAGTCATAGTTTCCAGACTTATCTTTTAGTTGCTCTCTAGGTAAAGAAGGGTCAACTCTTGAATCAAAGTATCGGCTTGCATCTGCCCTATATTGTGTTACCATACCTACAAACTCTTCTCCACCTTCCATTAACTTATCTAATGGAGTGCTAGCTGAATAGTAATAACACACGTCTTCAGCAGAGTTATAAAACCATTCTCCTTCAACATTTAAGTCAGTATGTGCAGATTGAGCTGGACCTAAATCTTCCCCTTCTGCAAATAATTGTGTTACTTGCCCGCTATCGTGAGCAGCATATTTGTTACTTGATACTTCTACCCAACCATAAATAGGAGTCTTTTGGTCAAACTCATCTAGCTGAGGAAATATTCTTTTCAATTCTTTATGTGTTATATATGTTGGTGCTGTTGCCATCTATTTACCTTTCTTTATCTTTTTAATTTTTCCACTAGCTGTTCTAGCAAATTTATGTGTTTTTGTTTCTCTTATAAATGTTCCGTAGTATCTTTTTCCACCATATGTCCAGCTTATTCTTTTTGCCATTTTTAACCTACCATTTCTTGCAAGACCAATATCTTGCTGTTGTTTTATCTTTAGCAGTTGCACATTTGTGCCTTGCTCTAAACGATTTACGTCTAGCAGGGCTAGATTTTTTAATTCTCATATTAGGGTCACCAAAAGTAACTCTTTTAGTCCTTGATCTGTCTTTAACATAAACTTGAAACTTTTTCCTTCCATACCCTGCTTGACCTTTACGAATACGACTTGGCTTATTTAATCTAACTGATTTACCTTTAA